CGACAGATCAGAGATTTGGAATCAGAAATTCAAACTATTACCGAACAATTTAAAAATAGAAATACTGAACATGAAAAGTTAAAAGAGTTTAAAAATAGTCTCAATTCTACGATAGAAAAGTCTTCATCGCAAAGAGAGGAAATGGTTTACTATGATTTTTCATATTCTCTTTTAAAAGACGATGGTGTTAAAACAAAAATAATCAAAAAATATTTACCATTCATTAATCAACAAGTAAATCGTTATTTGCAGATGATGGATTTTTATATTAATTTTAAACTAGACGAAGAATTTAACGAAACCATTGAATCTCCGATACATGAGGATTTTTCATATTCTTCTTTTAGTGAAGGTGAAAAGATGCGTATTGACTTAGCACTTCTCTTTACATGGAGAGAAGTTGCAAGAGTTAAAAATTCCGTTAACACTAATCTGTTAATTATGGATGAGGTATTTGATAGTTCATTGGATGGTTTTGGAACTGAAGAGTTTTTGAAAATAATACGTTATGTTATTAAAGATGCTAATACATTTGTCATATCTCATAAGACAGGTATGGAAGATAAATTTGAAAAAGTTATTAAGTTTGGCAAGGTTAAGGGATTTAGTGCTATAATATAAATATTTAAAAAGATGAAAGTCCCAAACTGGCAACATCACTCCAAGAAGGAGAAGAAACGAAAACTTAAACCACAGGCTCTACGTTCTGCAAGAGAAAGACGTAGACAGTTAATAAAGTGTCTACTTAACCCTGTTAATCGCAGGGTTTCTTTGTATAATGAGTATATCAGACAGAGATCCAATGACAACCAATCACGAAATCAAATCACAACTTGCTAAACTACTTGCTACAGAGGATTTAGTTGTAGAGCATAAGAAAGTTGAGACAGCACAGTTTAACGTACAGTCAAGAGTATTGACATTACCCATGTGGGAGAATACAACCGATGAAGTGATTGATATGTTGGTGAGTCATGAAGTTGGACATGCACTCTATACACCAGATAGACACTGGTGGAAAGAGTATAAGATGAATCCTTCTATCGTGAATATTGTTGAGGATGCTCGTATTGAGAAGTTAATGAAGAGACGTTATGAAGGTATTGCAAAGACTTTCTACAAAGGATATACAGAACTACACAAGAAAGATTTCTTTCAAATCAAGCAGAAAGATATCTCTGAGATGAATCTTCTTGATAGAATTAATCTTCAGTTTAAGATTGGAACACACTACAACATTCCTTTCTCAACAGATGAAATGTTCTATGTAAACAAAGTTTCACTATGTGAGACATTTGATGAAGTATTGAAAGTATCAAAACAAATATTTGATTATGTTTTAGGTGAGTTAGAGAAGAAGAAAGAAGAAGAAAAAGAAATGGAATCTAACGAGTCCTTTGGTGGTGGAACAGGAGCAGATCTTGAAGATGTGAGAGATGATTGGTATGATGAAGATGGTGACATGACTGAACTTGATGAAGATGGTGATGAGGAAGGAGAAGCACCTGTTCAAGTTAAAGCAGAAATGGGAGCAGGTTCCGATACAAATCAACCTATTGACTTATCAGAAGAAGTTGTATCAGAAACCGCTGAAAGTTTAGAAGAAGCACTGAAGAATCTTGCAAATACAACTGGAAGAGAAAATGTTTATCTTGAAATACCAAAGTTAGATATTAATGAACTCATCATTGACAATCAAATTATTCATTCTTTGTGTAAAGCAACAGCATCTGATATACCTGAGAATGACTCTGAAATGCCTGATGAATATTCAATGGTTGGGTTTATTGAAGAGTGTAAAACAGATTTCATCAAATTCAAAAGATCAGCACAGAAAGAAGTCAACTATCTTGTCAAAGAATTTGAGTGTAAGAAATCTGCAGGTGCATATGCTCGTGCTACTACAAGTCGCACTGGTGTTCTTGACACAACAAAACTTGTTAATTATAAATTTAGTGAAGACTTATTCAAGAAAGTGACTCTATTACCTGATGGTAAGAATCATGGATTAGTGTTTATTCTTGATTGGTCTGGTTCAATGAGTTATGTGATGGAGGATACAATTAAACAATTATACAACTTGATATGGTTTTGTAAGAAGGTTCAAATACCATTTGAAGTATATGCTTTCACTTCTAATTTTCCTAGACAATATAGTCCAGAGGGATACAGAGATGCCAAACCACTCTATGAACCTAAGGATGATTTAATGGCAGTTGATAAGTATTTCAGTTTGATGAATCTTTTTACAAGTAAAGTTCGTGCTAGAGAGTTAGAAGAGCAAATGCTAAACATTTACCGTATAGTTAAATCATTCAGAAACTATCATGCAAGTCGTATAGTTCCAATCGGTTTGGGATTATCAGGAACACCCTTGAATGAAACTGTTATTGCATTGCATCAAATACTTCCTCGATTCCAGAAGGAGCACAAGTTAGAAAAAGTTAATTGTGTTATTCTTACTGATGGTGAAGGTAATTGTTTAAATTACCATAAATCAGTACAGAGATCATGGGATGATGAACCATATATGGGCACTAATTATATTAATGAAGGATGTTTTTTACGTAATCGTAAAACCGGTAAAACATATCAATTAACAAGTAATTGGTATCAGTTCACACCAATCTTATTAAAAGATATTAGTGATACATTTCCAAATGTTAATTTCATAGGAATAAGAATTTTGGATAGTAGAGATGCCGGTAGATTTCTACGTATGAATGATATGGATTGCAACTCTCAAGAGTATCGAGTTAAGTTGAGTCATTTCAAAAAAACAAAGTCAGTAGCACTCGAAAATGTTGGATACAAAGTTTACTTTGGTATGTCATCTAAAACATTGTCAAGTAGTTCTGAGTTTGAGGTTGAGGATGATGCAACCAAAGCACAAATCAAGAGAGCATTTACTAAGTCATTAACTGCAAAGAAAATGAACAGAAGTATACTTAGTAAGTTTGTAGATCTGATTGCATAAATATAAAAAAAGTGTCTAGTCGAATGAAGACTTATAAAGAGTTCATGCAGGAGAGTAGTCTCTCTCGAATTAAAAGTAAATCTGATAAGGGTGGCATGGCCATCCTATCAGGTTCGAGAGGTGACAAGTCAAAGAAAGAAAATAAAGCAAGGGCAAAGCAATTAGATAAAGATATTCGTGGTAAGGGTTTACCAGGTGCTACAAAGGTTACTGGATCATATGTAGAGAAAGGTGATGATGGAAAGGAAAAGAAAGTTAAAGAGAGATCTCACGTAGTGACCTCTGGTAAGATGGGTAAGAGAAAATTCAAGAAGGCAGTTAAGGCACTTGGTAAGAAGTATGGACAAGACTCTGTGTTGACACAAACTAAAAAAACTGGTAGACTACAGGCAACTAGAAAAGGTGGTCTTGGAAAAGCAAAAGGAATAGGTGTTGGTAAATTTAAAGCAGGGGGTAAAAACCCAGAAGGACAATCACAAATCAAAGGCAAAACTTTTACTTATGGATAACAAAATTGACATCTCTAATTGGAGAGAAGACTACAAAAAATATACAACTAACAAGATGGAACTTGATTTGTTAGAGAATGGACCTAAGAGTCTATCTCAATCTTGGCATCTTCAAGCACTATATTCAAATTGGAAAAAAGTAAAGGGTATTAAAGATCCAGAACCACTTAACTTACAATCATCATTCAAAGAATGGAATGATAGAGTAGACAATTAAATAAGTGGCACATATATGGTTGTATTGATATTGATATCGATTATAATAAGTATATCAAACAAACAACTACATCATGACTTACATTCCCTTCACTGTTAAAATGACCGAAGATCAAATCACTGATAAGTTAAAATCACTCTACGGTTCTGAATTTACTACAGCAGATATCAAAGCATTCTGCTCTATGAATGATATTCACTACAATACAGTCACCAGAAAATTACAGAAGTACAAAGTATCCAAAGGTAAGTGGAATCTTGAAGTGACTCAAGAAGCAGTTGAGCAGATTGAGAAAACATTTAACGCACCATCTGCACCAGTTCAAGAGAAGAACTTAGTTCCAGAAGTAGACAATACATTTGTTCCTTTCGGTGGATTTAAAGATGTTAAAAGTATAATCAAATCAAAACAATTCTACCCTGCGTTCATCACAGGATTGTCAGGTAATGGTAAGACATTCTCTGTTGAGCAAGCATGTGCTCAACTAAATAGAGAGTTAATTAGAGTCAACATTACT